ATATACAAATTCAAATACCTTATTCTTTTTCTTTCTCGCATTAGGCGGTTTCAAATAAGGATGAAATTGTATTTTACCTGTACCACAGGCACTTAATAGTAACCATTGTAGTTCAGGATGTTTGCTAACTTCACTAAATTGGTAGTTTACCAGTTCGTTTGTCATGAATATATAGTTTGCGGCATCTCTGCCTTGCACACTACTACAATACCTCATCATCATCCAGGCACTAAAGGCTTTTTTACCTTCATCCGTTAGGTTATTATAAAAGTTTCTATCCTTTTTGTCAATCGCCGCCATTATATCTTTTAACGGAATTTGAGGTTTCTTAGGCATTATTCTCCTTCGAACTCAACAAGAGTTTCTACATTATAGCCTTCTTTCTCTATTATAGCACTTCCTTCTAAATCGGGCAAGTCCACAACTGCTAAAACTAAAATATTTTCTCTAGGAACATTCCAGCACTGACAAATTAAACTTGCTATTGCTAGGGCAGTTCCTCCTGTTGCAATTAAATCATCTACAATGACAATCTTATCTGTTGGTTTCAAATTGCTGTTTTGTTGTATATGCAATGTTGCTTCACCATATTCTAATTTGTAATTTCTTTGATATGTAGGGTTAGGCAACTTACCAGGTTTCCTTGCAAGTATTAAAGGCAATTCCATATCTCTTGCTACTGGAGAAGCAAACACAAACCCTCTGCTTTCTATCGCAACTAACTTTGTTGCATTGAATTGCATACATGCTTTAGTAATGTCAATACATGCTTTATTGAACGCCTGTGGCGTTTCTAACATGCTTGTGATATCTCTAAATTGTATTCCTTCTTTTGGAAAATTAGGTACTGTTCTAATCGCTTCTTTTAAATCCATTTTATTTCTTGACTCTTCAAGTTCCTTTAACTGCGGGTATCTGGAATAGGCAGGATGATTATACTTAGTATCCATTAGAATATATTTACTTTTTCCCATGGCATATCTTCTTTACCAAAGTGTCCATAGTTAGTTGTAGTAGTTAAGTCTAAATCAAATAAATTAAATTTTTCAATTATACCTTTTGGTGTTAAATCAATGTTGTTCATAAAATAATCTGCAAACTCTTTTCTTACTTCACCATCTGCATATACATATATACTAGTTGGTTCTTTTACACCAATAGCATAACTTAATTGTACTGTGGCATTTTTTGCCTTGCCACTTGCTACAATATTCTTTGCTAAGTAACGTGCCATATAAGCCGCACTTCTGTCTACCTTAGTACAATCTTTACCACTAAATGCTCCACCACCATGAGGTGCATAACCACCATATGTATCTACAATAATTTTTCTTCCTGTTAATCCTGTATCACCATCTGGACCACCTATAACAAATCTACCTGTTGGGTTGATTAACCATTTTGAATGTAATAAATCTACTTTGTCTTTAACAACAGGCAGTATTATATCTATAACCTTTTCTCTAACTTCTTCTATACTTAATTCATCACTATGTTGTGTACTACATACTATAGTTTTAATATCTATTGGCTGTCCTACTTTATCATAATTAAATGTGACTTGTGCTTTACTATCAGGACCTAACCAATCTCCCCCATTGCGTCTAGTATTTTCTAATGCTTTGAGTATCTCATGACTGTAATATATTGCACTAGGCATATGATTTGGTGTCTCATCACATGCATAACCAAACATAAGACCTTGATCTCCTGCTCCTAAGTCATCAGTACCTAATGCAATGTCTGGACTTTGGCCATGTAATTCATTATATACTTTTAGTTTTTCCCAATGAAACCCATCTTGTTCGTATCCTATATCTTGTACAACTGCTCTTACAATATCTTCAATTTCATCTTTATCAAACTTATCACTTTTGAATTCACCAGCAAGTGTAACCATATTGGTTGTTACTAAAGTTTCAACAGCCGCCCTATGATTTATATTTTTATCTATTAAATAAGTTGCGACAGCATCAGATATTTGATCTGATATTTTATCTGGATGTCCGCTACTTACACTTTCACTTGTAAATTCATACATTAATTGTCTCCTTCTTTTACAAAGATACCATCTATCATTTTACCTTTGCGATCTTTTATATCATCATATGCTACTTGCAAACATTCTTCCATACTAATATTATTTCTTTTCATAATATTAATCATTACAACTAACATGTCACCTAAGTCGTCTCTAATATCGTTACCTTTACAGACATTATCTGATAACTCTCCCATTTCTTGTAGTAGTTTTAATACTTGATCTTTATCAGTTGCTCCTTCTATAAGATTTCTATCTGTATGCCATTGTTCTACTAGTTCAACTAGTTCAGGCAAGTTCCATTGTTCATTAATGCTATTCATTATAATTTTCCTTTTTGTTTCATTTCTTTACGAATTTTAGTTGCACTGATGCTTTCAATGTCTGCATCTAATACTTCCTGCTCTACCTTATACCCTACATCTCTACCATATGTAATATTCATTATGTTAGGAACTGGATAACATCTAAACTTACCTGCATATTCATATAGTTCTTGTTCTATATTTTCACATATATCTTCAGGTGACCAAGGATTATTATCGTTCAAAGGCATGTCTCTTACAAGTATTGCAACTTGTCCATGTTTATCTAATGCTTTTTCAAATAATGCCTTATGGCCTGCATGGAACGGTTGGAACCTTCCTAACATTTGTGTAGTTGGTAGTTTTGGTTGGAATTCGTGATCTTTTATATCAACAGCAATAAGTTTTGCCCATTGTTCTATTTTATCTTCTTCCCACCAGTCATCTTCAGTAATATGTACATTCACATCAACTTCTGTTTGATTAGTAGGCTTTTCAAATATAAGATTTGTATCTTCAAATCTACCTTTTTCTATAGTATCCATAAAAATTAAATACTCAGGCATAAATGTTTTTTGTAATTCATTTGTGGGGCAAACAAAATCAGCAACACCATACCTTCCTTTTGCTACACTTTTTCTTGTGTAATCCTGCATACGTTTCATTTGCCTTGCACGGCCTTTGTTTGTAAAGTCCCAGTCCTTAAACTTTGACCTTATTTCGTCTGCATTATAAAAATCTGCATTACCTAGTACTTCTACTAGTTTAGTTGCTAACGTTGTTTTACCTGATCCAGGTAATCCACATATTAATATTCTTTTCATTTATTCCCTATTTTCACGTTCCCACTCAGCATTGTCGTCGAAGTCTTCCCAATAGTCTTTTAAGTTTTCATACATCAGTTCCTGACTATCATGCCACTTAGTATTTAACCAACCAACTTCTGCATCATAACTTTTACCGGTAGTGTCATTGTAATCGTAATCACAGTCTAATTCTTCCTTATCGTAAAATACATTATCAATAAATTCTGCTAAGTTTGTTTCTACAACACCATAACCTAATTTAAACTCGTCAAATGGTTCGTCAGTATCTACAAACCATGCACCGAAACTGCCTTTTTCTGAACTATGAAATGCTAAAACAGGAACATACTCGTTACCATCCTCGTCTTTTTCATTTACTACTTCTGGTTCTTCACTACTAAAGTATCCGCCTTCTCTGCCATATACATGAATCCCTTCTCCATCATATACTTCTTTATCATAGTCCCAATCATTTGAACCATCTGCTGGAACTTCGTATACCATAAACCCGCCATCTGCATAGGCACTATTAATGTGTTCAAAGTTATCATTTTCCCACATGTAAAAATCTTCACCTGGTAATGCAGGATGTGGTATCCCTTCTGGGTCTAATAAAGCATCAGAATCTTCCTCCTCATTTGGGTCCCAGTCCTCTGCTTCTAAAACTGCATCAACAACTTCATCTTGTTTATCTGCATAATAACTAGCAAAAGAATTACTAACTTCTCCTAAAACAAGTTCTCCTCCGTATCTTCCGCCTTCAATTCTATATCTATGTTTTGCCATATTAGCCTCCTATAATAAATCTGCTATGTCAATATTTTTAATTTTTTTGTATTCTTTTATAAACAATACACACTTTGGTTCTTCCTTATCTTCAAGTGGTACAACTAACATATGACCATTTTTAAGTTTAGGGAAAAACCATTTAACATCTTGATACACATTAGTAATTTGTATCTCTTCTGCTCTTGGCATCCAACTATGCATTGGATTAAGTGCAGGTGTTAAAAACCCTCTATTATTCAAACTTGCTAATGGTATTATTTCTAAATCTGCAAACTCTTCATCACAAGTTAGTATGCTCCAATCCATAGGCATTTGAATATTATGCTCTCCTATCTGCAAACAAATAGCAGGAGCATGAAAACTTTCTAAAAATATTAATGGTAAGAAGTAGTAGTCTTGAAATTCTTCATCTCCTCCATCAAAGACACAGTATCTAATATCCTCAATCTGATCTGGCACACAATCTATATCGTATGGTTTATTTTCTAATGTTAATATTTTCATTTATATTCCACCTTGGTTACTTGAAAAGGAAATCCTTGTTCTCGGTAGAAGGCTTTCCTTTTCGTTAAATGCCTTTTACTGTATTTTAAATTGCTAGTTAAGTCTACTACATTAAGATAATCCTTATCTTCTGCTTTCCTAATGCCTCTACCTATACTTTGTATTACTCTAACAAAACTTTTGCCTGGTTCTAGTAATACTAAATTAAATATTCTTGGTATATTAATACCCACTGCCGCCACACCATATGTTGCAACAATAACCTTATTGTCTAATTCTGATATCTCATCATATTCTGTTTGCCTATCTTTTTGCTTCATTGTACCGGAAACAAAAACCCAGTCATCATTTAATTCCCCTAAGGCTTCTCCAGTTGCGATTCTATCTATTAGAACCAATGTATTTCCATTTACAGAAAGTCCTTTTATTATTTCTGAGATATGTTTTATTCTTTTTTCATCTGTAACTAACCATTTAAGTTCTTGTGCATAGTTACTGAATCCCATCATACCATCTTGTAGTTGGAATATATTGATGTCTAAGTTTGCTAGTACACCCATATCCTGTAGTTCTTTACTACTCATTTTACCAACTACTGGGCCTAAACTACATACACAGCCAACTGCTTCATATTCATCTTTTGGGATAGTACCTGTTAGTCCCCATCTAACTGGAACATTTTTAAATGGACCACTTAATAAATTTCTTAAAACATCTGCTTTTGCTTTATGTACTTCGTCAACCATAATACATACAACATCATCTAAAAACTCATCTATTGGAAATGGAGTTTCTCCTGCTTTAGTTTTCTTTTCTAATACTGCTAAACTTTGCCAAGTACAAATTGTGTGCTGTTTATCATATTGTTTTCTATCCCCAAACAATACTCCAACATCTAATCCCATATTAATATAGTCTTTTTCTGTTTGTACTACTAAGTCTTTATTAGGAACAATAACAATAGTTCTGCCATACTCCTCACACTTTTGACTTAGTACTGCTGTAATAAGTGTTTTACCTGCTCCTGTGGCAATCTCTTGTACACTCTGTGGATTCTCTAGGAACTTGTTTATAACATCTACTTGATAGTCCCTTAATATAATAGGTTCTCCTCCTGCAGGATGTTTCTCAGGCCATTTAACATGATCATAACTTGTTTGTGCAACAGCATCAAAATTAAATTCCCATGCTTGTCGCATATCCTTAACTTCAATCTCATAGCCATCGCCAGTTACAATAGGTAACAGTTTATCTAATATATGAAAATATGTTCTGCCACCTATATCACAGAACCTCACGCATCCATCCCATCTGCCTAGTTTATATGCTGGCATATGATATGCATAAGGTAAAAAATACTTACAGGCATCTGAAATCTTACGTCTGGTCTTAACGTCAAGTCCTGTGAACCTGACGTTTACCTCGTCCTTAATTTCTAAAACACATTTTCCCATAGTTTATTATACTACCAATTGTACTGTAATGTCAAGTTAATTTGTCTACCTTGGTTGTCATAGTAAGGTAATATCTCTACTTCTTCATCAGTAATGTTATCAATCGCAAAGTTTAGATTCATACCATTAGTAAATCTTTTTGTAATATACACACTAAGTTTTGTAAGATCTTCTAAAAACTCTTGTCCTACTGGGAGAACATCGTAAGCACCAGGCTTTCTATCAAACTGTCCTGCATACTGAACTTTATAATTTACATCTTTAAACATTTGTTCCCATGTAATAACACCAACATACTCAGGTACTCTAGTTTGATCTGTGTCATTTACTTTTAAATCAATACTAAATGAATTCCACGTATTAGAAAATCTAATACCTTGTGTATCATATGAGCCTGAATTATTATATTTTGCATTATAATAAATTGTTTCATTTACTTGATCAGTTAAAAGATTTCCATCTACATCATATGTAGCAGGAGAAACTAATACTGTTTCTGAATATGATGACGTATATTCTATTGCTTCTTCAAATTCGTATTTAAAAATACTAATAGCACCAAACCCTATTTCATATCCAACTCCTTCCTCAGGAAGTAATTCATTATTTGGATCTACAAAAGCATCGCCATAAAGTTCATATAAGTTAGGCCTTCTATAACTAGTTCCTACATTAAAAAAGAACTGATCTTTTGCTATACCAAGTCTCATAGCATTTTGATCTTCGTTTCCGTATCTAATACCAAAGTTGTACTCTAATGCAAACTTGGCATTTATACTTAAAAAGGCACCGTAGTTATCTTGTTTTTGTTCCATGTATTGATCTTTGCTACCATCAACACCATAAGTGACATCTAATAAGTTAGATAATTTAACAGTATCGCCTGCTCTAAAAAAGTCTCTACTACTTTCATTTTGGTATGTACTAACACCTTCTGTAAAATATTCTGCTTTATCCTCTGATCTACCAATAGTAAAGAATTCGTTCCTAATACTTACAGTAAATCTTTCACCGTCCTGTAAGCAGTCGTTACTTTGTGACCAACTAGCAGTATAACAATTATCATAATCGTATGCATAATCTGTTGCATTTACATATAGTGTAAAGTCGCCTGCGTCTGCAATAATTTTTGCACTAGTATTTTCATAAGTATCTTCTTCTTCGTTATCGTTTCTAGCATGTTGCTTTACTGAAAAATCTGTAACTTGTATCCAGTTTGTAGGTGCTACTGACAGATATCTGTGAGATTGGTTTCCTAATCTTCCAGTTACACCTTTTTTAATTGTATCTGTAATTAAAACTGTACCACCTATACTGCCTGAGCCATACATTACACTATTGGCTCCACTAATTACTTTAACGTCTTCGCCTGATACAATATCATGTGCAAAGTCATACCAACCTGAACCAGGGGTATTTTGATGTATTCCGTTTTTATAAACTGCTGTATGAACTGATTGTGTTCCTCGTTCTCTATATAAAATATTACCGCCATAGCCTCCTGCTATATAGGCCACTTCTGGTATTAAAGTACTAATTAATTTAGTATCTGTAAGAGCATCTGTTTCTGTTTGTTTTACTTCTTGTGCAATAACAATTACCTCTTCAATATCTTCAGCAAGTGCAAATGCTGTCCATAAAGGTAAAGTAATAACTATTGCAATCTTTACAATATTATCGTATAGAAATTTTTCCATGATCTATTTCTCCTGTGATGACTGATCAAAGTCGTAATTTATAAGTACTAATTATACACTTAATATATATTTTGTCAAGTGTTTAATAAGAGAAACCCCCAAAAAATTGGGGGCTTCAAAGTGTTTAGAGTGGGAGGGTTCTAAACACCAGGGGGAGTATGCTTAAACATTTTTTTGTCTATGCATACAAGTTGACTCAGCCAATTGTTTCCAATTGTCGAAATCCATCTTGGCCAAGTCAGCAATTTTAAGTACCATTCTCAAACTAAGTTCCCTAAGTCTAGCACTCTTTAAGACCATAAAGTCTATAATTTCTTTTTCAAACTCTTTGCTAAAGCCATACTCTTTAAGCATGCCATCTCTAACAATTTGATTAATCCTTAAAAACTTATCGCTAGTAGAGTCCATACCCAAATCAATGTAGTGACATCTTGACATTAGTGCTTGTAAATGATCTTGTATTTTCTTACTTCTAACATTTTCAAAGTTTACATTAGTAATAAAAATTACGCCACCTTTAAATTCAAACCTATCAGGTATGTCTTCTCTACGAAGTGCTTGTGATTCTGCTTTCCAACTAATTGTTCTCTTTTTACCAGAGTCCAATACTGCTTTTAACATATTCAAACATACTTCATCAAATAATACTGTATCGCAGTCATCAAATACAAGTATGTCACCTTTTGACGAATTGTTAAATAATGTTTTGTACAAACCAATTGGTGTCATAGAGCCCTTAACAATTTCTGTTTTAACACCACCACCAAGTTTTGCCATTGCATCATACTCTTCAAGTATAGTTTCAACACCAAAACTTTTACCTACTCCTGGAGGGCCACTAACAATAAGTCCTCTAACAGTACCATTTGCTACAGCATCAGTCATTTGGTCTAATACCTCAAATCTCTTTTTAATCCTATCCATAGCCTGTTGAGTAGTTTCCTTTTTCTTAGGCTCTTTTTTAACTGGCATAAGTGCTTGATAGTCTTCTTTAGATGAGGGTTCAACACTAAGTGGTGAATCAACTAAAATCCTTACTCTTTTAGATTCAGGACCCATTAAAGCAGAACCATCTACCGTTACAAACGCACCTTTTTTACCAAAGGTTAATGGTTTTACTAGTGGAAAAATCGCATCTTTAATAGGTGCATTGCGATAGGTACCTTTTTTAATTTTAACAAAGTTTTTCATATAATGCCTCCCACGGCTTTATTTAAAATATACATTTATTATACTATATTTTTAAGTCTTGTCAACCCCTTTTTATACATATTTCGTAAATTAATGTTATTTTCTTCTACTTTTGTATAATTTTTAGTATAATAGTTCTCTATATAATAACTTCCTTCGCTAACAATGTCAACTATTTTTTCTATTTTATTTTCATATTCTAAACTGTCATAATCATATCCTAATAGGTCATCAAAAGTATGAAAGCCTAATTCTTTAAGATATTCTAAATGTCCTATTGGAGTTAAAGGTATGGGTATTTGCCCTGCTAAAAATGGTTTAACAGTTTTTTCAGTACATACTTGTTTGTCTATTTCTGATTCTGTATATATGTGAGCATAAGTATTATTAAATGCTGTATGGCTTACAGAAAATGTATCAAAGGATAAGTTTTTATCATCTAATGCTTTTGCATAAGGATCTTGCTCATACTTAAAAGGTAAACAATCTATATAATTTTGATAATGTTTTAGATGCTGTAACTTTTTATTTGCTTCATTTAAAAAATTTTCTTCTCCCTTACTTTGTGAGAATAAAATATCATCTAATAATTTATTTTCCCACAACTTATACCCTAAGTGAATTCTAAAATACTTTGGAAAATGATTCAAAAAACTATACGAGTAATCTCTTTTGCCAGTATTTTCTATAGGTTGATATTTAAAATTATTAAAATAAACTAATCCTATTTCATATATGTTATCAGAATGTTTTTTTGCATCATACCCTATAGTTTGTATTATAAAGAATGTATCTTGCTTACTTTTTAAAAAATTAATTATATCGTCATATGTTTCAGAAGATAGTAAGTTTGGCCATGTGTCTGTATTCCCCAATACAAAACTTTCTACACCCTGATCTATAAAATATTCTATTCTTTCTTTTATTGTTTCTAATAATAAACTTGATACGCCTAAATTTATTGACGTATCTAAATTTCTATCACAACATAGTAATAAGTCTGTTGCTACAGGATCTAGTACACTGGCTTCCACATATTCTTGTGGAATGGTACTATTGCTTAACATTATATTTTCCTTATAACGATTACACCATATAAATCCATAACAAATTCTTCGCAACCTATTCTATCTATAACATCTTTTACTAGGTCAATCATTCGCTGACTGTTACCGCAAATAATAGTAAGTGGTAATTGGTTTTGGTTAAGTAGTATAAAATTTTCTACTTTAAGATCTACTTCGTGATGTCTAACACCGTGTAAATCTAATTTCATTAATCTATTACAATGTCTTCCATACCAGCAGTTCTAAGTCTAGTGATATGTCCTATTTGCCATTGCTTTGTATCTAAGCCTTTCATTATTCCTAAATACTTATTTCTCAATAGACTAAATTGGTTAGTTAGGTGTGTTAGGTCTATTACTGATTGTTCACCATCAACAAACTTATCTGCATCTCTGCTTGATAATGTTCTATTATAGTTTTCTAAATATTTACGAAATACTACAGAACGTTCCTTGCGAAGTTCTATATTTAAATGTTCCAATATTGCTTCAATCTCTTGAAGTTGGTTAAATCGAAACTCAGTAAGACCGGGCAGGGAGGCACTGGCCTTTTCCAGGCTCCCTTTGATCTTGACTTCCCATCTTGCTTCATCTAATTCCTTTTGGTAATATTCGATTGCCGGAACTATATTACCTAAGTCTTGTACAATGTTGTTATAATGGGTAGCCATAAATTAATCCCAATCCTCATCTTCATCATCTTCCAACCCAATGTCAAAGTGGCTGATTAATGCGGCTTTCATAATAGAATCGAACTCATTAGCATTTTCTTCTGCTTCTGAAATATCAACATGATCTTCAAAAGATCTAAGTAGTTCTTCTGCTACATGAAGCCTTTCTTTTGCAGGGACAAACGATTTAATCGTGTCCCATGCATCTAATAGTAATGCTACCTCAGGACTCATCTGTGTAATCCTCCATATCTGGCTCTAGAATCTCAGGATCAATATCTTCTACAACATCATCTTGTGCCATAGGATTTTGTCCCCATTCATCTAAAATTACTTGAAGTTTTTCATTAGTCCAGCCTTTCCTGAACTCTTTTATTTCTTCACCTGTTACAGGAGAAACATAAGAAAGTTTATTACCTACTTTAGTAAGTATCTCTTTTGCTTCTAACATTTCTACCATACCACTATAAGGGTCCATTCCTGTTTCATATGGAATCTTAATCTGTACACCTTCAAAAGGTTTACTATATCTAGACTTCATTACTTTACAGGCGGCTCTTATACCTTGTACTGTGGAAACTTTATTTCCTGCTTCGTCCTCTTTTAGTTTAAGTTTTTTAATTGCTACAACAATACTTGATGCATATATAAAACCTTGTCCGCCTGAGATTTTATCATCAGGGTCAAACATGTCTTGCGATGCATAAGTGTGGTTTGTTGCTACAATTCCAATTGGAAAGGGTGCTATTTGGTTAACTGTGTTTCTAACTAAAGACGCCAATGCCTTTGGTTTTCTACCCATATCACCTTTCATATCACCTTTCTCAAATTGTGTTACGTCAGTAGGCGTTAATAACATTCCTAAACTATCTATAACAAATAATAACTTAGGCATATCTTCATATGCCATATCGCCATAATTATTTTTATAGTCTTTCATAAATTCACTTATTGCTTTAGCAACATCGTCAATCATTGAAACACTAATTTTTAATAGTTTTTCTGGTGATGTATCAACATCTAATGCCTGTAGCCATTGTTCATCCAATGCGTTCTCAGAGTCAAATAATACTACTTGACATCCTTGATCTTGTGCATTTTTAACAATGTTGCCAGAACATATAAACGATTTACCAGAACCTGATTCACCAGCAAACACACTAACTTTACCTAGTGGGATACCTCCATTGAAGTCCCCACTTATTAGGTAGTCTAATGTTTTGTTACCAGTGCTGATCCAATCCTTTGGGTCATGGAAACCAGCACTAATTCCACTAATGCTTTTAGTTAAACCGGTTCTGAACTTTGTTAAGTCAAATGGTTTTTGCATGATTACTCCTTAACTTGATTGTCTGTTTCTAATCATATTAAGAATGTCATCTGCTGACTTCTTGCCTGCATCTCCTTCTGCTGGAGCACTTGCAACGGGTTCAGCCGCTGGTGCTGGAGCAGGAGTTTCTACTGCTGGTGCAGTTGTTTCCGCTACTGCTGGTGCAGGTGCTGTTACAGGTGCCACACTCTCTGTTGCAGTTGCTTGTACAGTTTGAGCTGGTGCAACTGTTGATTGTGTGCTACTTCCTGTATCAAGTCCGTAGGGTTTGTAAAAGTCACCCCACTTTGCAGGGTCATAAAGTTCCCCGTCTACACTTGCCGCAAACATTTCGGAAATTGCTTGTACTCCCTCAGCACTTGGTTTTGCTGGAAGGAAGTCGTTTAAGTTATACAAACCATGTGTATCAATTGCCGCTAAGTTTTCTTCAGTAAGAGCACTTTCTTTTCTTGCCCACTTACTTGTAGAATAGTCTGCATATTGACCTTTGGTTGTTTTGGATAATCTAAAATCAGTACCTGCAACATAGTCTGTTGGAAGGTTTTCCATCTCTGGGTCCATAAGTGCTGATTTGATTATGTTAAATATTTGAGGACCAATTACAAATCTTCTAATTGGATTCTCTGGTGAAGTCTCATCTAAAGGATTTTCATTTACAAACCCTTGGAAAATGTAACTTCTTTTTTTCCAATATTTACGACCCATATCTTCTAAAGAAGGATCTTTGAACCAAGGTCTTACCTCAGTTAATATTGGACATGTCTCATTCCACATTTCCATACAAGGAACTTGTACAGTAACTGGCCTTGCGTCTCCGCCTGCCACTCCTGGAAATGTTAGTCTGATCATTTGTCGTTCTACCCAAAAGAACGTGTTGTTTGGATCACTATCAGGCAAAAACCTCATCACTGCTGATGTGCCTTCGTCTATGTTCCAAAATGGGTATATTGCGTTATCGCCTTGAGCTTTTGAACCACCGCCTGGTTTAGATTCCATTGATTGTAGTTTTGCTCTGATTTCTGCTAAAGATGCCATGTTTTTCTCCTATATGCCATGTTTCGCTGTATCTTCTGTATTTAGGATACAACTGTTTTTTTATTATAATGCCTCGATGCAAAAAAGTCAAGTACTTTTTTACAACTATTGGAAAATTAAATTACTTTATTCTTCCAACAAATTTATTTATCTTTATAACGTAATATTATATGATAAACTGGTCTAAAAATGCTTCATATGACTCTGTTGCTGTCATAGGAGCAGTTTGTACATTGTGCTGACCTGCACTTAGTAGACTACTTTTAATTGCACCATACTCGAATTGGCTCAGTTGTCCACCAGCATTTAGTTTACTACTAATGCTATGTAAATAGTTTCCAAGTTTTTCGTCCTTTGCATTAAACCCTAATCTACTAACTTGATGTCCAAGTTTAGCATGAGGTGTGTCAAATTCCATTAACTCGTCTTCTTTAAGTTGATCTTTAATATTTTCAAACGTTTCTTTTGCTATTGCGTTTGTAATGTAACTTTCAAAAGCATGTCTTTTACTAGCCATTACTTTTAAATTATCTAATACATTTGCAACTTTGTCATCAAAATGTGTTTCTGTAAATTTACTTTCTAAATCTAAATCGTCTTGTAATAATTCTACATTATTATAATTTGTAACTGTTTCTACTGCATTTGCATAAGACTTAACACCACTTAATCTTTTTAAGTTTGTTTTAATATCATTAATATTTTCTACTGCTAATGTCACAAACTCTTCATTGGTTTCGTTAACCAAGTTAGCCTTTCTTACATATCTAACAAATTCTCTAAGTTTGCCATAGTCTTTTGACATTTCTGTAATTGCTTCGCCTATTTCGTCAAAAGTTTCTCCACCATTGTGTAGATGTCTTGCCATTGCTCTTGCGGCTTGTAAATTATTTTCTGCCATTTTAAACTTTTCTTCACCACGTTGTATTAAAATACTGTGAATATTTCTGCTTCTAGCACCACGTACTTCTTCGTTTACATCTTTATTGTGTCTAACAATAATTTTAACATTGTCTGCTAGTGGTTGATAACTGGACTTTCTGCTACCAGTCATTTTACCTAAACTGGCTTCGTTAACAGATTTCTTATTATATTCCTTAGTACCACCAAAATAGCCATCATCCTTGGCTTCACCATCACAAGTTTTACAAGATTTAGAACTTGAAGAGTCGCCATCTTTAAAACCTGTACCTTTACAGTCTACACAATCTTCCTCTTTCTTTTCTGGTATTGCTTGTAATCCTGATAGTTTTCTAATAGTATTAATTTCTTCCATAACATCTGCCATGTCCGTCTCCGCATTTCTTTTGATATCTACTTTTTCGCCTTTAGGTTTAATTTTTTTGTCAAATATTTTGTAGTCAAAACTCATTAAATAATCTTGTGCAAGTTCTTTTAACATATCTCTTACAGGACTTTCACTTAAATCCTGACTTGTTGCTAATAGTAATGCTTTTTCTTTAATATCTAATCTAGCAAGTAAGTTAGGTTCTGCTACAGCAAACCGTGTTGCTTCTTTTGGATTAATAACTTGATTACCGTCTTTATCAAAACTTCTTACTTCAAATCCAAAGCCTTTTAAGACATTAAAAGTTTTTTCTGCTACTGTTTCTATATTAATTGACATAATACTATTTATCTATTTGATTGTTTTCAAAGTAATTGTTAATGTTGTCAAGTATAGTATCTTCTTCTAGATGCAATTTAAAGGTATTGTAATTGTGTATTAAAACATCTTTCATATCGTAAATAATATCTACCCATTGCTCATCAGAATACTCAGTCAATTCTTTGTATAACCTACATAATTCGTTCATTCGTGCTTCATTATCAGTTATGCCGTCGTATTCTTCTGACCACCATTTATCAAAAGTTTTAAATCCCTTATCTTTTAATAATTGTAAGGAGCCAGGTGTTGCACAATATACAAATGGTTTAACATTTTTAAAAGACTGAGATGCCTTTTCTGTTAAAATAACAGGTCCGTTTTCTATAAATCTTGTTTCTGTACTAAAATCAACATAGGAGTTTGTTGCAAGAGTTTGGTAACGTTCAAATGCTCCACTCCAATTACCTTCTTGTGGATTTAAATCTGTATTAAAAGGAAGTAAATGCTCAAACGGATATGTTTTTGTTGTGTACCGTCTTAATTCTTCTACAGTACAGGCAAGTGTATGATGATTACTTTTAAGTAAATTGTTTTGAAAAGCATAATTAAATAAATTTAATCTATGTTCTCTTGGTTTGTTATTAAGACATAATATTTTAAATTGTCTTTTAGTATGAGATTTAATTTGTTTAATTTTATCATCTAAAATATTAGGATTATAAGAAACCTTAGAGTAAAACAAATAATGTATAGGGATATATGTAAAGTCTAAAGAATTTATATTATAATAATATCCTAATACTATAAACCTTTCTTTACTTAAATTATATTTTTTAATTGTATTAATTAGAATCTTATGGAAAAATAAATCATTTTTTTGTGTACTACTTACATCAGGTAGTAAATCATCTATAATTGTATCTATAACAATATTGTAATTGCTATCATTAACAATATGATCGGGTATTGTAAAATAAAAATTTTCTGTTACTATGTTCTCTATGATAAGTTCATTACTAAATTGTATGTGATAAATTAACTTGTCTATGTTTTTGAAAAAATCATATCTATTAAATATACCACTCTCAATAGCATATTTTTTATAAGAGTCTTCTGAAGTAAATGCTAATGGAAGATGTTTATGCCTATATGTTTTAATAATGTCTTCTTGGGAATATCCGTTAGGAATAGTTATATCTTTTCCTTTAAAGTTAAAAGTTGCCATTAGATAAGTGGCATAGGTTGATCCCAGTCGTCGTCATCATCTGAATTAAAGTCGTCCCAACCAAGACCACTATTTACAGCATTGTAAACATCATCTTCAAAGGTGCTTATAAAATCTATCATTCTAAGTCCTAAAGTAAGACTCATAACTAAATCGTCTGATTGTCCAGGCTTTGCTTTAAAGGTATTTGCTGTGGATACAAAGTTTTTTAACTCACTCATTAACATTTTACTGCCTAGTTTTATCTTATCATGTTCTATTAATCGTTTAAGATTTAAACAAGACTCTATCTTTGTTTTATGTGTTGTATAATAACCTCTGCGACCTTTCTTTCCTTGTACTTTCTTTGGTTCATGTAGCATTTCTCCAGGGAAATTTTCCTCCCCAGTATCTCTAATTACTACTAATGCCGCCTCTCCAATAGCATTGTTTTCCACACTCCAATAAATTTGTGGTGCACCTTGGTCTTTTATATATTGCATTACTTCCATACAGACCTTTATCTGCCCTTCTATAGGAGTTTTATTGTGGCACCACTCTGCTACTTGTACCATACTAGGAAGTTCCATAACCTGTATTGCGGCATTGTCTCCGCCTGTACCAGTACTTGGATCTAGTGATAATACATAAATTCCCTCTGGTGTTGGATGTTTATACCATCTGACTTGTCCACTTTTAAGTATAGGTTCTTTACCATTCATTTCTAATAACTTTAATGGATCTATTAATGTTTCATCATATATTACAAATTCACATTCGTGTTCACGTTTAAAACGTTCTTCGCCAATTCTTCCTCTTTCTTCTGTTGCCCATATGGCATCTCTATCTGGGTGCTGGTCCCAGATTGCTAACATAGGCTTAAATCCATTTACACCTACATCTTGCTCATTACCATGTTCATCAAAAAGTTTATTTGCTTGATTCCATATCATAGCAAATGTGTCTTCATCACTATTAGGTGTTGATGTAATAATACATTTACCACCAGTTGCCAATGTAGGCGATAAAGAAGTCCAGAATTCACTCGCAATTCGTTGTGGTACAAATGCAAACTCATCTAAGTATACTAATGTAAGTGACATACCCCTACCAGTATTTTCTGTTGTTGTACTTGCTACTATTCTACTTCCATTATCAAACGACATAGAACCTTTATTGTATTCTGTTACACCGGCTCTAATATGATCTGGTACACTTTCGTATGCGTATCTAATACGTTGCATAATTTCCTGAGCACCTGCTTGTTTGTGAGCCGCAACTAATATTGTACTATCAGGCTTAAACATAGCATACCACAGCAAGTATCCTGCGGCTACAGTAGTTTTACCCATCTGTCTACCCAGCATGTTTATACTGTATCTGTAATTATTATAGTTTTCTATTAGATCTAACTGATATTTAAAAGGGTCAAAATCTATACCACCTTTTGTAGGATGTTGTATTTTTACATGATTAGTCATAAAATACAGAGGGCCACCCACAGGATCTGCACAATTTTTGAAATCTTGAATAGTATCTGGGGTATATGCGACCTTGCTATAGCCTTGTTTAACCAGACTGGTATCTGCTGTTCCTCGTGCCATATTACTATTTATACAGTAATTATACTTGGATTTGGTTTTTTGTGTAGATTATGTTTTAATATCCAGTCATATAGATGTTGAGCTATAGCCATATGCCCTAATTTATCAGGATGTACTGTATATTCTTCAATAGAATATTTTTTAGAGATGGCTTTACCTGAAAAGGCACTTAAAGGAATAACTCTTTTATCTTTTGTTAATGATCTTAAAGTTTGATCTATGAAGGGTTTTTCTGGAGCATCATCAGATACAGCGGCAGAATATATTAAAAAAGGAATATTTCGTTTGATTAAAAAATTTTTTATTAGGGAAAGATTTTTATACATATATTCTAAATGCTCTACATAATTTGTAAATCGTGTGAGAAGCCATTGTGTTGCAAATTCCTTAACTTTTTTTACATCATCCGCATCAATATGTTCTTCAGGTACACTTACAAACAAAGGTTCTTGTATGTCTAGATAATCAGTACTTTTCCTAACGTAAGAAATCATATATCCAAAGCCACCTGTTTCGTTATTATTAACTTCTGTTCCTTTTGCCATAACAACAGGAGTAATATCTTGATTTTTAAATATACCGTCTCTTGCCTTAACTGTTCCTATACTTCTATATGTAATATAAGAATACTCTGCGACAACAAATAGTCTATCAAATGTTTTGAATTTATTATAATACTGATTACAGAAATTTTGTATATCGAATACTTGCATGTCGCAAGGTTTGGCAACTAAGGAATGATTCCATAAATTATTACAATTAGTTAAATTTGCAAATTCATCTACCCAAGAATAGGTATCTGTTGTTTTAAATAGACTTCTTTCGTGACCTTTACCCCATCCTGAGGCATAACTTGTTCCGTCTACATATAGATCGGTAAACATGAATTTATGAAAGTCGTTTTGCTAATTTATCTTTGATGTAGTTTACTAAAACTTCTTTATCTGTTGAGTATGAAGCGTCTGCATCGCTAGTGCCACATGGTGATTCTTCATCACTATCAGGCTCTACTACTTGTACTTCAGGTTCATCATGTGCTTCTGGTTCGTCGTCTGCTTCTGGTTCATCTTTATACATGTCTTGTGGTAAAGTAAGTCCTGCCATTTTAAGTACTTTTGCAAGTTCTTGCATATCATCGCCACTTGCTTCTATACTTACAGAACCTTTATCAGTATTTTTATGTTGCTTAAATTCTACTGAACCTTCAACATGTTCAGGGGAATCTGCATCACCATAAGCATCACTCATTGCTTCTGAAAGTCCTGCTAACATTTTTAATTCGTCTAAATTAATTGCTTCTATTTCCATACCTTCTTCTATATCTGCTAGTTTGACTTTTACTACTTTTCCATCATCTGTTTGAACAATAGCCTCATCATCTGCTTTAGGCATAGTAGAATTAATAACTCTAACTTGTCCTAAATCTTTATGTGTTTTTTGCTGTCCTACATCTTCAGGACCTTGATCAGGTTGATCAGGTTGTTGTGGTTCTTGTGGTTCTACTTCTGGTTCTACATCTTGTGCAAATTTTTCTTTATGTCTTGATATACTATCAACTGCATCTGAACCAGTTAAACTATCTAGAACAGGTTTAATGAACTGAAAAAACGGTTGTGCATGTGAAGGTGGAATTCCTTCTCCTTTCTTCATCATACCGTAAGCCATCATTACCTTTTGTGTTAATGCAGTATCATCTCCTACCATTTTTTGCACAGCCTCTCTAGACAGTTCTTCTTCTATAGATTCTATTTGTCCGGAAGCAATTTCGTTAGGCCCTGGTATTTTACCACCATCAGGATCATTAATGCCCATATCTGATCTTGTTTTACCTTGTCTTTGCCATGCAGGTACATCAAGATCTTTTTGCATTGATGCTTGTTTATCGGCTACTACTTTACTTGATATTTTATTCAACTGTATTAACTTAGGTAAATGTCCTGCTTGAATCATTGGGTCTAAAAGACCTAGTAATATTTCTATTTGTTCTGATTCTGCGGCTGGTAGTGCCTTACCTTGCTGTAAATGAGTTCTAGCACTTTGTAATCTACTAGTAATTAGGCCAGCCATTTCTGCTCCGCCTAATGTTCTAATTCTACTTATATCAGTAGTCTTCATTACTGGTTCAGCCTCTATAATTTTCTTATCTGACATTGTTACGACCTCTTACTACTTTGAGAAATAACATCAACAGTTTTACTTGATTCTGTACCTCTACCCATATTCGGTAATCCGTGTATTTGAGCACCTAGTTCTGCTAAGTCATCGCCCATTAATTCGTCTTTACTAGGATAGTTACGGAAATAGTCTGCGCCTTTCTCTGCTTTAATTTTTGCTAATTCCTCTAAAAACTTTTTATTATATTCTTCACCAAAGAAGTTTGCTTTAAAATCAACATCTGCATTTTCATTTTCGTAATGTTCCATACTTTCATCGTTGAGTAGTGCATCTTCTTCTGAAACTTGTCTGTCTACATCTTCTTTTGCTCTAAGTTCTGCCATTTCAGATTCTATTCTTCTAGGATCTTTAACACCATAAGCAAGGACTCTTTCGTGATCCATACCTAAATTAACAGCCAACCATACTTCTAATATTCTTTCGTTGACTGGGTACTTTAAAATAATATCTGTACTACATACCTCTGATGTACATTGTGTACCTTTTGCTCTATAAAATTCTTTTGGATTCTCTTCTATAGGTGTTCTTTTAAATGGTGTAGCACTGACAAGGTTATATTTGTCTAGACATTTTTCTAACATGTCCATTTGTTCAGAACCACAATCAGCGGCAAACTTTACTCTGTAGCCGTACTCTTTGTTGAATGATTCTGTTATATAGTCTTTAAGTTTCATATTTAAACTCCGTTTAAACTTCGTTGTTACACTTATTTATCAGAATACAGATATTTTTGCTAAATAATTGCATGTCAAAAATAAAAGTAAAAGAACCTCAACATCCTACAGAAGGAGAATACACTTTAGATCAATACGGTGAACTTGTAGTTTTTAAAAATGGAGAATGGGTAAGGCCTTAATTTTCGCCTTTAATTATTTTTAATAGATCGTTTCTATCAAATACAGTTGCTTGAACGGCTTCAGTTTCTGTACCCTTATTATCAAACTTATCTATTCTTGCTTTCTTAAGCATTAAGTCTATTTGTTGTAACTTTGCTTTTGTTTTAGCATCACTGGCATCTAAGGCAATCTTTAACATGTTACTTGCTTCTGCAAATACTTTACCAGCCGCCATATCACTAACATTCATACCTAAACTCATTAGTTGCTCATAACTTTCTATAGCCTTTTTGGCTATGTCATTCATTTCACCTTCGTGATCTTCTAAACCCTTAATTTCTTTAAATGCTAAATTTATTTTATCACTTACCGACAGAGCATTTTGCGTCTCTTCTATTATTTCCTGTGTTTCTTCCACACTAGGAACTTCCTCTATTTCTGTTTTAGTAACTTCTTCTAAAGGGGGCAGATTAAACTCTTCTTCTAGTTTTTTAGTCATACTACTATTTATTGGATTGTAATTGCCAAACGTTCAAGTGCTGGTCGCCTCTTACTAATGCGGCTGTGAATCTGCCTACACCGTAATCTATTGCGCCATCTACCATTACACTAGGCTTTGCTGTAGAAGGGTCCATTTTAGAATATTGATCATATCGTTTAGGATTTTTTTCAAAGTTTTTATTTACAGAATTAGGTATTTGAGAATTCGGATGATTTTGTTTTATTTTATCTAGTATGTCCTGAGGTAAATTTTTCATTTGAAGTAGATTATTTTTATGCTTTAATAATGTTTCTACAGGCATTTTTACTGGTGTTGGGCTAATTAATTTTAAATTAGTTATAGTTTGTACGGCATCTTTACCTGCTGTGGGATCTTTCATAATCCATTCATCTTCTATTTCTTTTACAAGTTCTGCTGGCCATTTTTTATCTATCATTATTTTTCTTATAATGTACCTATGGTCAATTGATTTTGCTATTTCAAATATTTTCATTTGACTCTTTTCTTAGCAATACGTTGTTTTTTATTACGAGGTTTTTTGTTAGAGAATATTTGATCTTCGTTGATAACTTTAAAACGTATACCTTTGCGTTTACACCATTCTTGTGCCGCAGTCCACTTAGCGGCGTTTATATGCGTTTGTATGGCTTGTCCTCTGCTACGAGCATTCTCTAATGTAGTTTGATTAGCAGGTTTAATCTCTATTAGTTCTACATGTTCTGTACCATCTTTGTCTTGATACTGTATCATAAAGTCTGGAACATAGTTGTGATACTTGCCATCAACAGGACTTCTATAAGGAATCTTTACATTTTCACTTGCCCATTTAAGTATATTAGGATGACTATCGCACATACGCATGAATGCCAACTCCCAACTGCTTCTGTATTTAGGTGGTTTGGAGCCTACAAACTTTGAGGTATTTGCAACTTCATATAAGCCTTGTTGATATTTGGCCATGTTATGACTTTAAAAGTTTACTTACTGGACTTTTAGAATTATTTTTAGGTGTAACTAAGTTTACTCTGTTACCATTGGGTCTTAATTCATTAATGGCATCATAGGCTTGTTTTGTTATATTTAAAGTGTTTTCATTTATACTAAAGAAATCCATTGGATTCATATTTTGTTGTTCTGCAACTTTTATAAGAACAACTGATAATGCCTTAGCATTGGCAGTCTTAAAACCTAATTTTTGCAATCTTAAAAATATTTGTTCTAATAATGGACCATTTAAAGTTTGTGCTGAGTTACTAGAAAAATCACCTAATATTTGAGAACTTGCTTGAGGTAAAGGAAACTTAATAGTTGCATTTTCTAAAAATGTAGTCAACGTTGATTGTAATACTTTATATTCTATTTCATTTCCAAATGTATTATATAATGACGTACTCATATTAAAAACTTATATTTATATAGGGTGAATTACTATCACCATTTGAATTATTAGTTTCTGTTGTTTCATTAGACTCACCAGCCTCATTTTGTTTATCACTTTCACTGCCAGGTACAACATTATTAAAAATATCTCGATCATCTGAATCATTAGTTATTGCATAATTAAATTCATCTGTTAATGCTTGTTTTAAGATATCAGATGTGTCTTGGCCATTTATTACAGCAGATAGTCCTCTATCAATTATTCTACCAAAAGGAGATTCTTCTAACCAACTGTTAGCACTATCCCATGCTGTTTTACCACTATTTTTTGCTTTCTTGACCGGTGTATAAATTTTGTTAGTTTTGGACCCTTCTTCTAATTCTGATACTAGTATACTGCTATCATCAAACATTTTATCAGTATTCATGTAACTGTCTACGCCTGTTTCTTTTCCGCCTGTTTTAGGCTGTTGTGTTCTAGATCTTCCGTCTCCATCTTTTCCATTTAAAATACTTATATTTGTAGTATCTAAAGCAACTGGTTTTTTAATTGTTCCCATTCCAGGTAATTTAGCACCTGCCATATTTTCAAACCTTGCTAAATCTTGTTCACCTAAAGAAAAATTATATACATTAGTTGTAGTAAAGTTTTCATATTCAAAGTCTATTTTAAAATCCATTAGTTCACTAGAGGAGTAATCTAGACTACTTCCTGAAAATCCTTTCATCATAGGGTTGAACATAGAATATTGAACACCTTTATCCCCATGATATAAAATTAAGTCTATTCTTTCAAAAAAGTTTTTGGTAACACCTAAATCTAATCCAAAATCATTACTACTCCATTGGTAGCCTTTACCATTAGTTTCGCCTTGACGTCCAAAGTTTCCTGCTTGATATCCTCCATGTGTGTCACCACCCATGAAAGAAGTGTCTCGTGTCTCACCATCAAATTTATTTCTTGGATTCATATAATGATATGAGTAGTATTTCATGAATAATGTTAACCATTCATTTTGTACTGTATCCATAACCGTAATACTAATTGGACTATGATCTACTCCAATCTGTATAATTTTCTTACGATTAAATGAATTTTTAGTTTCTGTAGCAAACGTTACCTCAGGCAATGTTGCCGTTCTAACAAGAGAAGAAATTCTTGTTCTAAAAGAAGAAGTATCTTCCATCATGGAAATAAGTCTTCTATTAATAATGAAATTTACATATCCCTGAAATTGCTGTCTTGGTGGAGCAATGTCAGGTTTGTAATGTTCGGCATTACGGAAGTCCTTAAGAAAGAACTTCCGATTATTACCTGATTTGAAAAACTCCATTAAGGATTACTCCTTAACCTAATGTTCCTGTGCCTGTGCTCACTGTTTCTGGGAATGGGTTACCACTTACAGTTCTACCGTTAATGTCATTATCACCTTCAAAGTGGATTGCATTATCGTATCTAACCTGTAGAGTAATCTGTACGGCGTCACTCGCACTATAATCCGTTTCACTGTAATCAACGTTAGTTAAAAAACATCCTTCAAGGAACCAAACTTCAGTAGCACCTGCATTAACACCGTCAAGTATTTCTACCTGCATGTCAAATTTATAGTCACTACCAGAGGCTGGTGTTGATTGTTGGAAATGATTTAACTGTCTTTGCACCTGAGCACCAACTTGTTTTGCTACTTGGTTAGTGATATCATCACGAATAGTAACATTAATTTGTTCCCAAGTATGTTTACCTTGTACATAAATTTTTGAGTTATAACTATCTATTACCTGCTCTTCATAAGAGATCTTAGGTCTAGATACTGATTGGATGTTTTGTGTTAAAACTTTAGTTTCAGCACTTCCACCAAAATTGTTTAAAAAACTAACTCTAAATCTATATTTTAGTTTAGGCATTAAAACGCCTGAACCGGTATTACCTGTTACTGGAACACCAAATTTGCTTTTAGTTTCTGTTGTTGCACTTGATACTGCCATATTGTTCTCCTAACGAACTTTTATATACGAATATTTATCACTTTGAGCCAAAAAAGGTTAACTGCGTATATAATTTATTCACAAAAAAGGGCAGAAAACCTGCCCTTTTAATTAGTTAAAGTATAACTTAACCTGTTTGTCCCAATGTATTTTGGATTCTAATTGGAATGTATATAAACTCAACTGCTTTAACAGGCTGTATCGCCACGTCAATATGCAATTCGTTTCTATCTATTCTTGCCGCTGTATTGTTTGTTGTGTCACAAACTGTAACAAAGTCAAACAATCCACGTTGAGAAACAAGTTCACCAAGTAGTCTATCAACAACTACTTTAGCATTTGATCTTGTTACTTCATCGTTTGGTTCAAACAAGAATGGCTTAACTGCGTCGTCTAACTGTTCACGTAGATAAACAACAAGTCTAGCAACATTTACTCTATCCAATGCACTTGAAACTGAGTTTAAAGTCTTTTGACCAAATACTGCAATTCCTCTGCCTGGGAAGTTTCCAATAGGGTTAATCTTATTAGTGTAAAGACTATCTCTTTGTCCTTCACTTAAAGCAACTGCTACAAATTCGCTAGATGTTGCGTCAAGATAACCTGTTCCAGAAGCATTACTTACTAATCCTCTTTGGAATCCTGCTGGTGCAAACCATGGGAAAGCCACCTGATCGTTAAATGCTAATGTTCTTAATGCCATATGTGAAGCAGGAACCATAACACTTGAACCGTCTAGGTTACTTGCTAAACCATGTGGATAGTAAACAGCCGCATATGGTGAATTAGTAACTAAACCGTCTTCTCCATTTTCAGTTGTAACTGCATTATTATTAATCCAGTTTGAAGTACTTGTTGCGTCTGCGGCCAATCTTAATGGTGCATCTATAACACTAAATACGGTGTTCTTACGATCTGTACCAAGTGATATCATCTCATCTGCTAGTTCAGGATATCCTGGAACTGCTACAATATTGAAACGGTTTGTTTCGTTTCTGATATCTTGGTTTGCAGTAAGAGCCGCTTGAAGTGATGTAACAACAACTTTTCTCTGTGCCTTTCTCAACATGTGAGGTGAGCCATCTGCTTTATTACCGCTGAAGTCTTTCCATAATCCAGAAGCACTATCGTATTTCTTAACATTACCGCCACTTGCCATTTTGTTCCATGCTAAGATGTTACTTGGATATAGTGTAGGTGATGGAAGGCCATTTGCTTCACTAATAAGTGCAGTATTTTTAGATGCTCTAAAGTCTCCAAATACAATACCTGCTGGTGTAAGTTGATCTGCATTGTCAACTAATACCCATTCATTTGCAGAACTATATTTGTAAATTTTAGGATAGTTTTCTAAATCACTACCGTCAATCCATAAATCATTAGCCTGTAAACTAGTACCGTCTGCTTGTTTTGTAGGTTGTGTAGAAGTAACTTGTACATCACCTGTATAAGTTGCCCAAGAACCTGCATTATTATAAAGAATATCAACTGTGCTTGTACTTACAGTTGCGTCATACCATAGCATTCCGTCTGCTAAGTCACCAGTTAATTCTGTTGCTTTTGCTGTGAAACTTAATGCTTCAAAGTTACTGTAAGGAACATCTGCTGTTAGGTTAAGTTGTGCAGGACCAAATCCTGAAACATTACCTGCCATAAGCAAAATATCTTTACCATCGCTATTATAAATGTTTAATTTACCACTATTATTAGAAGCAATAACATTTGAAGAGTTAGTTGACGTTCCAGCCGCCGCTAGTGCTGTATTAATATCAATAACCATGTCATCAACACTTGCATTACCGTTTGAATCAGTGTCAGTAGTAAATGTTACATTTACATTTGCACCGTCATCAATATTCATAATCATACTAACTTTAGTCGCATGTGCTGAAATAACAACTTCAGAACCGTCTAATGCCGCTGTACTTTCTGCACTAATACTGCTATTACCGTTATGTCTTTTAGGTGTAAACCATGCATAGTCGTTGTTTTGTCCAACTCCTGCAACATCTACAAATAAGTCTCCAGCAACTGGGCTAGGACCATGAAAACTAGTACCATATGCATCTGACATGCTTTTTCTTGCATATACAGTTTGGTCTGTAAATAGACCAGTGTTGCTATTGTATAGTTTAACTTTAAAATCTGTACCGTTACTTAATGAATTCTGTTGTAAGAATACATCACCTGCTACTAGTGAACCACCACCTTGTCTTGTGGATGGTAAATCACTGTGATCACCTATTTGGAAATCTGCTGAAGAAGTTCTAGTTCCCCAACCTGAATCACCAATTACGTCCCAAGTAGTGTCATTAGTTTTTTGGTAAACTTTAATGTCTGCCTTTGTAGCACCTGCTGTTGTAAAATATACAACTGCATAGTCATCTTTCATACCGTATGATGGTTTTGGTTTATCTCCAGTAGTAAGATCTGTACTTGCTGGAACTTTGACTGTTTGTTTTACCCATGCAGAACCGTCCCATTTTTTAACACCAATTACTGATGTTGATGTATCTAACCAGTAACTACCGTTAGCAGGTTTAGATGTAGGTGCAGTTGCAGATGGTGTTAAGTCATTTAAATCAACGTCTGCTCTTAAAACGTATGCACTATTGGCTATACCTAAGAAACTATATGCTGATAAAAGACCGTATTCATTCTGTTCGCTACCGTGTAATTGTGTTAACCCGCTTGATTTAAATTCTGGATTACCATAATTTTGTAGTAACTCTCTTTGGCTGGAAACTTGATAAAGTTTTCCGGCTGTTGCTGAAGTTGTATATGCTGATATACCTGAACCGTCTGGACTTGTTTTGTCCTGTGCCGTAGCAATAACGATTAAAGGTACACTTCCAGCACCAGCAGGAGCATAAAAACTCTCGTCTGATACCGTTACACTTACTCCAGGTGATGATAATGTTGCCATTTTATTCTCCTATTATGTATTGTACAATACTGTCGTATTACCTTTATTTATCAAAATAATGAATTATACTGTATTTACGGAATTGCTAGGTATTAGCAGGTATTATACAATGTGTAGGGTATCTTTAAATTCGCCTGTTTTCCAGTCTCGTATTTCTTCAACTTGGTGGGCTAGGTCTTCGAGGGTACCATTATTATTAATAACGTAATCAACTGGGTAGCCTGCCCAATTCCACTCACTCTCATGAATGTCTCTGTATTTTGTCTGCATTATCTTTCTGCTTACAACGTTTTCGTGTGCCGTCTTTGCTGTTTCAAACCATTCAGGTAGTTCTCCACGTTGCACCCAAATAACAACTCCGCCCATATTTTTAATTAAATCTAATTCATTTCTGAAACGAGCATCACTAATAACTGTGCATGGTGCATTTTCTATTTGTTTTCTTATTCTGTATTCTAAACTGTTTAACCAAATGTTTTCATCAAAGTGATTTCTAAGTACTTCTGTACCTAAAAGTTGTAATGCTAATCTAGGAGTAAAGTTTGGGACGCCTAATTTTTTAGTCCAAAACATATCTGGTGTTTCTCTGAAATCTCTGCTTTCAACAGTATCACCTTCCAGCATTGATCTATCCCAACCAAAAATACTGGAGCAAACATCTTTTAGTGGAGCGGCGAAACTATCATGGACACAACCACGTTCTACAAACATATTGGCTACTGTATCTTTGCCACTGCCTATAAAACCGGTTATTCCTATTAGCATTATCCTATTACAAATCCTAGAGGGGTATTACCCTCTTCATAATTATGTACACTATCTTTTAGTGTTTGCATTTCTGTTAAGGCTTCATTCTTAAGAGCATCACCATTTAATTGTATGGCTCCTCCTGCTCCTGGAAGACCGGAAGCATATTTACTTCTTGCTTCACCTAACATCATTTTACTCATTGCTAGAGAATAAGAACCTAACCAATTGCTGGAATAGACATCTCTTAGCAAAATACTTTCAGGAATAAAATTATACACACCAACCGCAATTTCTTCTTCGTGTCTTACGTTTCTTAAAATTTTAAGTTGTTTAGTATTTCTATTCCAAAGGAAGTTGTATTCGCTACCAAATACACGACCTAAAGTTTCTTTATATTGTGAGAAGGCATCAAATACTGCTAATCCACCAATTTGTCCTGCTTGTAGCATATACATATTGTTGAATGCAACATCAAAAGGATCAAAGTTTGTACCGCCACTATTAGTACCAATACCTCTACGATACATTCTTCTTACTTCCATGACTTCATCAGGTAAAATATATTCAGTTACATCTTTTTCTGTATTAAAAAATATGATACTTTCTTCTACTGAACCAGAACTTAACTGTCTATAAATACCAACTGCTTTATCTATAGCAACGTCATAATGTTCTCTGTCTAATTCAACATCAACCATGCCGTCAGCCAAACGAAGTTGTAACTCTTTAATAAGTTCTTCTCGACTTTTATATCCTATTTGATCTTGTGCCATACTACTATTTATCTAAATTTGTATTAAAATGCTTTTAGAATGATAATTGTATCGCTCACACGCCCTGATAGTTTTATTTCTGTTGCTTTAATGCTACTAAAAGCATTGTTCATTTTAGTTTTTGCGGCACCCTTAAATTCTTTTAATTGTACTGCGGGTTTTCTTAATGTCTTCTGTACACTTTCACCTGCCTCATAATCGTATATGGAAGTACCTCTAACTGTTAATCCTGATGTTAGATCACCTTTCTTATATACACCTATTTTACGAGTCTTAGTATTATACACCCAAACTTCTGTAGCATCTACGATCTCTGCTGGATTGATACTTGCTATTCCTAAATCAGAATCATTAATTTGATACTTCATTTTAGAAACCATTTGTTCTCTGCTTCTAACTTTAGGCTTACGAGGTTTGCGTTTTGCTTTGCCAGTTTCAATAAATGTATCACATGCAGTATCTATCTTTTGATAAAATTCTAAATACTGTTTACGCATTTTAGATGTGAAGTGACTATAACCTTCTTTAATATCAGGATCGTTCCATTGTAAAACTTCTTGTGCTTCTACAATATAAGGCTCTATACTTATTTTAACTATTTTTGCATGTGCAGGTTTAATTATACCGCCTCTATAAATTTGCATTTCTTTGTAAGGGTCAAAGGATTTAATATCCATTTCACCTTTTTCAACAAACTCATCTATGTAATATTCCCATTCACCAATAAGTTCAGAAACTTGTTCCGCCATTCTTTCCTGAATACTAACAACTTTCTTGGAAACTTTGTCTGCTTTCTTAAGTTCTGTTTCTTTAAAATATTTTTTACCTAATTTTAAAAACTCTTCTTTTCTACTACCGTGTAAATATCCTAACGCACTTTCTGTTAAATATCCTACCTTATAAAATATCCAAGCATACTTACCTGACATCTGTAACCAAGGATCTAATGGTGTAATTGTTGTAAGTTTAATTTCTTCTTCAGTCCATCCACTTTCTTCCTTAATCCATTTCTTCATTGCTTTAGTTTTGGATTTAGAATCTATTTCGGAATGAATAAAGTACTCAACCTTT